CGAATCCTTACGTGACCGGGGGAATACTTTTGTGAGACGAATTGGACGTACGTCCTCTCCATCATAAAAGTCTCCTCCGCAAGACTCTCTGAATTTTCCTCTCCAGAAAGACTTGTTGACGTTCACTTTGAAACCCAAACGGGCGAGTGAGTCAAGCACGTAATAGACACTGTCGACGGGAACGATCAAATCGTCACCGTAGACACGCACTTTACCCCGGTAGGACAAAATATCCTTCCGGTTCAGAGGGCGCTTCAATTGTGTTTCCAAACCGAGAAAAATGGCCGTAGTAAAGACCATTGCCTCAATCGGAAAACACAACGCGGAGCCCATAGACGCATACTTGTTCAAGGACCATAATGAAAGTCCTAGAGCAGGTATTTCTGCCTTCGTGGACCTCGTTACTTGGAGACCCTCCCATAAGGAAGGAAAACCATGACACAAGGCCCGTACATGCAGAATGTGAACGCGATCAGAAGCCTCACTCAGATCGAGTGTGCCCAGATCGCCTCGAGCGCTCCCTTGGCGGGCCAGATCCCTATTTGGGATCTGGTCCCTAAAACCCAGGAAGTATTTGCTGAGATTATCCCTATTGTTTCCAGGAACGATCTCACACTCGAGCAGCTCGGTCAATGGCAAAGAGATGGCCTGTTGCATATACTGCACATGGGCCGGCTCCATAGCTATAATCCGAGGGGTTCGCAGCGTTTTAGGGACGGAGATTACCTTAACGGGTGTCTCCTTACCAGGCTCAAGGATTTCGACAGGGTCATAGCGATACGAGTATCGCCAATTTGGGATAGCGAACTCCCCATAGGGGAATAAGCCTTCCAAACGAGAGCTCCATGTTTTCAGATCGTACTTCTGGTTTCCAGAATACTTATCTGATGTAGCTCCCGGACCATGCCTCGGGACTAGCTCATTTGTGAAAATGAGTTCGTCCATCTTTTGGAGAACATCTCCAAAGAGGAGACGGGAAATGCGGCTAAAGGCTTTTGCCTCTTCGTCGCTACGAAATTTCCAGTCTTCGAGATCCTTCTCGCAACGAACATAGCCGCGAAAGGCATCAGCGACCCTGCTTTCACTACAGGGCAACTGAATCTTCGCAAATATCAGCGTAAGCTGACGTATTGCGTAGATGGAATCCAAACACGGCTGTGCACGCAAAACACCACTCATGGGTTCAAAGATTCGATTTAGGAAACCCCCTAGAAATAGAGGGAGACCACCTTTTCTCCTGAAACCAGGAAAATCGGTAGAATCGACGAGGCCAATCTCAAGACAATGCTCGAAACTCTTCCCGTAGGAAGCGAGCGTAATCGTGAGAAAGGATATACCCTCACTCTGAACCCGACTCTCGAGCTTTTTGTAGTCGAGAGCAGTGCTAGTGTGACACCAACTGGCTAGTTCTTCAGCCAGTTCACGCCAGAGATCTATCATGCTTTTCATAGTCCCTCTCTATGGGGGTAACTATCATGAGCACCGTTGATAGAATCTTCAGTCTGCTAAGACGGGAAATCTGTCTTCGCAAGTTTTCAGTCACTATCCCGGTCGGAAAAGAATGGCCTTTCGGCCCGAAACCATCGCTTATTATGGCGACGGAACCGCCTTCCGGGACGTACGGGGGGTGCCTTGCGGCACCCCCCGTACCACCATCTGGGAAGCAGGCAACGAACCCCGATTTGGGGGTATCGAGGTCCGCGACCCGTGTTAGATGGTGTTTTCTTGCCGGCTTAAATCTCGCCAGCAAGAAACTGAGCCACCTTGGCTCCAGTAGATGCCGTCAAGTACGCAGTAAATGCGTCCACGACAGCCTTCTGCTGGGTCACGTCGTACCCCGTGAGGGGAACGTCCGCGACAAGGTAGGTGGACATACCAGCCTTCACGTTGACGCCCGCCAAAAGCGGGTCGGCAGCGATCTTGCTGTTGTCCAGCCTGATCATCCGCCGAACTCTCGCACCATAGGTGTGAGAAATCGACAGCTTAGTCAGGCCATCAGAAGCGGCAAAAGCTCCGCCATTCGTGCCGAAAGAGACACGAGGAAGCGAAATAGCTGTGCCACTAATAGTGACAGACTGAGGATCGGCAAAAGCCACGGTGCGGGTCTCCTTTGTGGGGATCCGTACGCGGTTGCATACGAATCATGTGTAAAGATAACGGGTTTTGATCGCCCGCTATCCCTTACCCCCTCCACGCCCATGGGTCAAACCCAGGGCCACGAGGGTGGCCTTCTGGCTTAACGATAAAGTTAAGTCAGAAACGCCAAATCCATAAGGGTTGGCAGGTAAACGCTTTTTAAACTCGCGAGTGCGAGTTTTCGAAGCGGGGCCGAAGCCCGTTTTCGCAGCGCATGACCATAACTCCTTCGTTTGACCGAAGGACATTATGTAACCGTAAGCCAACGCTAAACCGTTCTGGCCTAATTCGGAGATATTTGTTAAAACATCTCCGGTATTGCCAAACCAGTCCAGAGCCCACGTCCAGGGGGCCGCATTCCAAAAGGTTGAAGGGGTAGGTTTTATCCCCAACAACTTATCGGCATACGAGGCATATAAAGCCATCTTGCCCGCCTGGGTACTACTAGCAGGTAAATGATATTTAAACGCGCCTTTAAACCAGACGCGTGACTGCTTGTAGTACGTATAGTTATACGACGTGGTAGTAGAAACTCCCGTGTTTCCTCCTTTGTACAGCAACATGCTGCCGGAGGAGAAATCACTTGAGGAACTACCAGGAAATCCGTAGCCAACTCGGGTCATATGACCCGAACCGCGCTCAAGTTCGCTCAGAATTTCTGAGTGAGACTTGACCACCTTGGCGAAACTCCTCATGTCGTTGACAAGAGGAACCCAACCAAACTCAACGTTCAGGTACTCGGACCCAGCGTTTTTAGCACGATACGTGCCATCACGCCAGGCCTCTATACCTGGAACAGAGGGAACTCCGTCGCGCATAAGCTCGCTTAAAGCAACGAGCGAATTCACGGTCGGAATTGTTGGGATGGATCGAGAGATCGCCGTGGCACCCTTTGTGTTGAGCGAAGAATCGCTCTCCACGCCGGTGTGTGAGGTGGTTACGCCCCCAGAGGGGACGAAATCACTTCCACGGAACTGACCAGAGGTACAAGCGGAGAATTGATACTCCCAGTTATCTCGGGTTAGATACATCGGACCACCACAGTCTCGCACTCCTAAGAGATTGAGATTATGGTTTACCGATTCGATCGTTTCGGAGAATCCGGGCATAATACTTTGCCCGGTGTAAACGCCATTAGTATATCCTTTGGCGATTGCACCGATAGTGTTCCTTGATTTAATGGACACTATCAAATTCCCTTCCTGCTCCATTATGGACATATACAACACAAATGTGTTGCACTAGCGTGGCAGGCGCTTTACG